TGTAGTTTATCGAATTATTGCAAGTTTCTTGTACTTTAAATTGGCATGATGTAGTTTTACCCCACCAATTCTATGCAAAGTTACTCGAAATTACTTACATCACGATTATTTTTGTGTAATTGTTTTGCATTATTCACACCTTTTTTGTACTTTTACAACAACTAATTCTCTGTTTGCCCCATGACTGTTTCAGTCAGTCTTTCACATTATTAAATAAAAACTAAACCTGTCTAAACTTCCCATCTCTGAGTTTTGACATCAAGCACTGATTATTATGAGAACGAAACACGATATAAAATGGTTAGCTCATTACAATGAACTCCGTATTTATCTCGAGGAGCACCACCAGCTCCCCGACAAGAAACGTACAGAAAACCGCGCATTGCTCAACTGGTGGAAGTATAACAAAAAGCTGTTCAAGGCAGGACGGCTCACCGAAGAACGCCTAAAACTGCTGCATCAACTGAACGAACTGCGCCACAAGAAGATTCTCGAAATATAATTTTCAAGGCTTTCCTGCATCGCTTTTTAGCCTTTCCTGCATCGCTTTTTAGCTTTTCAGAATTGTTTTTTAGCCTTTTTGCTTCATTTTAGAAAAATAATCGCAAAAACATTTGGAGGTTTCACCAAAAAGTCATACCTTTGCACTCGCAATTCAGAAATACTTCTAGTTAATCTGATTGCGATGGTTAATATCGCGGAGTGGAGCAGTTGGTAGCTCGCCAGGCTCATAACCTGGAGGTCGCATGTTCGAGTCCTGCCTCCGCAACTACGAATGGTCGAAATTCCTTTATACAAAGGAACTTCGACCATTAATCGTTTATGGGCGTTGCGGAGACTCGGACGGTAGCTCGGACGCTGATTGTTCAATAGCATTGGTTGCCATCTGGCGAACAATGTAAAAAAATGTACACTTCTGCGAAAAAACTTTTATCTGTAAGAGATATAGTAGGATATACTCTTCCGCGGTTACATACTGGCAAACACTGGTATGTAGACTTTTATGCTTACGACCCCACTATTGACGGGCTCCGCCGCAAGAAATATATGCTCGATGGCTACAAGCTAAAGGAGCGTAAGCACATCGCCACCGTGCTCATCACCAACCTCACGCAGCAGCTCACAGCCGGCTGGAACCCATTTGTCAATAATGATAAGGCACGTAGCTACACGACATGGGAAGCCGTGGTGAAGCGCTACACCGATTATCTGAAGGTGGCTGAGAAGAAGAGTATGATAAAGTCGAAGACGGCTACTGATTATCACAGCCGTTTGGCGGTATTGCTCTCCTACATCGACGAGGCAAAGACCAGCATAAAGTACGTACACCAGTTTGACCGACTCCTTGTCATTGATTTTCTTGACTATATCGTGTTCGACAAGGAGCGGTCTGCCACGACTCGCAACAACTATCGCACATGGCTGTCAACCTTCGCCACGTGGCTTGTGGATAGGCAGTACATCACTGAGAATTTCGTTGAGAGTATCAAGATGATGAAGGAGACCGAGAAGTTCCGCGACAGCATCAAGCCCGAGGATCTTCGGAGATTAAAGGAGTACACAAAGGAGAAGCGTCCGGCGTTCTACCTCGCTTGCCTGATGGAATATTATACCTTTATCAGACCGGAAGAGCTGCGTCACATCAAGATAGGCGACATATCAATAAAGGAGCAATGCATAACTATACCTGCAGAGGTAGCGAAGAACGGCAAGGAGCAGGCGGTAGCACTCAACGACACATTACTGAAGGTGATGATCGAGCAGGGCGTGTTCAGCCACCCGTCACAAGACTATCTCTTTGGCAAGCACATACGTCCGGGCAGTGAGCAGATAGCGGTGAACCGCTTTAGGCAAGAATGGGTACGTGTCCGGAAAGCTCTCTGCTTCCCCGACACATACCAGTTCTATAGCCTGAAGGACTCAGGAATTCGCGACCTCGCCAACGCCGAAGGCATTGTCGTAGCTCGCGACCAAGCGCGACACTCGGACATATCTGTTACCAATAGGTATCTGAAGAGTCCGAAGGTGGCGCACGAGAGTACAAAGCACTTTGTTGGCGACTTATAGTATCTCGTAGAAGTAGCCGGTCTTTATTTGGCTGACGCAACCATCAATGATCTCCACTTCTATTTTCTGACAGACGAAACGTCGATTGTGAAAGATGTATATTTTCGAAGGATCGGGAATATCGTCTGTCAGAAACTTGATGCAGCGCAGGTTGTGTGTGTCTATATCTGGGTGAGAGGCATCTTTTCTCAAGTCGTCTGGCGACGAATACTGCAAATGGTGAAGCTGATGCAGATCCATCGATGCCGTCTCCTTCGTCCCAGTCCAGTCTGGATATGCACGATGATCGACAAATGAAACGGGGAATTGGCAATACAAATTCATATCGACGCCCATAAGACCCCCCGGCACCTTGATGTCCTCGTACCACCCGTCTTTGCCTTCCATCATAAAGAATTTCTCTGAACTCGTAAAAAAGACACTCATGGTTTTATCTGACTCTACGCTGTTCTCTTCTTGCGTATCTTCGGTCGCATCGCCTTCAATGGCTTCTTGTACTGAAGAATAAGGATCTCCACCTTCGTCTTCATACGAGCCAGACGGCCCTGTATAGTCATCGGTTGCCGACGGGCATACCACATAATGATTACCATCTACGACATCTGTTTTGTGCGACCGTTTTCTACGGCTAATGCTTGCCGGTGCTATTTTAATCTCAATGGAGTCTGTAGAATCTGCATCGCGTACTATCGGGCTGAAAAAGCCGCATGGTACGAGCGACTCTGTTAGTTTGTCAGAATTCCATTTGTTGGGCCATTTTGCATAAACGAAGTAACCATCGGTTTGTGCGGCAAAAATCGTTTGTCGTTGTTCTTTTAATGGCATGAGCTTTAACGCCGCCCCCATTTCGTCACGATTTTTATAATACTTCGTTGCGTATATATGCTGCACGTTAAGTGGTATGCTATCGCGCCAAGAGCGACTTGTGGTATCATCAAACTTGTATTCAATATTCGAGGCATCAAGCAGATTTGCGCCATCATCGTCGAACTCGCAAGTGTACTCATCGAGGCATTCGTAAGCAACAGCTGCGGAGGAATAAAGTTCTTCTATAGGTACGACATTAACAGACTTGTCTGTCTCATTGAACAGAAATCTAACATTCAACAGTTTGCTAAGTTCCTCCAAGAAGGTATAAACCGACCAATGCGGTAAGGCCTCTTTGATCTTAAATGTCGGGTGCGCATTGACAATAAACATCCTGCTAAAATGCGACGTATCAAAATTAAATGTATAGTCCTCATAGCCCTCATGCTCCAAAACCTTCTCCAGTACATATTGCAGGCGTGGCTGTATAGCCAGGCGCACCATTTCAACATACGTTGTAGGATTGCCACTATTAAGATATGCGCCATGTTCATCAGTCAAAACACTTCTAAGATAGTAGATGTCGTTGACGAACCGACTGTTCGCTTCATCCCAAACCGGATTAAAAACGCCGGCGTAGCATGAAACTGTAGGATTGTCCTTCAAGTTAATATAAACCATGCCTGGCTGGTCCTTTAGGTGTACGGTTTTCTCAAATCGGCTATCGAGACCAGAAAGAGGATAATCACCCTCAGAATAGTCTATATCGTCAATAAAGTGTTTTTCGAAGGCGGAATTATACTTGATACGCGATTTGCCGCCAACAATTTGAAGTTTGACGGTTGTATCGCTAATAGAAGTGACAGTACCCTTACCCGATATGACGAGCCGATTATCCGCATATATCTTGCAATCATCGAACGACGACATGCGCTTCTTTACATCGAAGCGGTTTAAGTGTTTGAAAAGAACCGCGTTTTGATGTATTGACATCGGGAATGAGATGTCGTAGGAATACTCACCCGAATCCTGGACATACGGATTGTTATACGTTAACTTTATTTTGTCGGAGGTGGACGGGTAGCCCACCTCTCCGTTGATAGTGCAGTGTATCATATTATACTTTTGTGTTATGTATGCGATTTTAATTTATTGTAACGGTCGAGGTTCCTGGCGATGCCGAGTTCTCCGTCGATGTAACACTCCGCATGTATGCCCTGCGCGAGCACCAGCGATAGTTGGTCGATAACATCGCGAGCTTCGCCGAGGGTAGCATTCAGCTCTGAGTTGTCAGTGTTGACCGTCACCGATGGCGCAGACACCACCGTAGCACCACCCTGACCAAGCGAGCGCGATATGTCAGCTGCAGTAAGCGAGCCAACCGTATTGTTGCGCTGCGCCTCGTCGATGAGCTGCAGAGCTGGCAGAACCTGCAGGTTGTTCACCGCATTGTGGTTAGCTACAAACTCGCCCTCGTGCACGATGCCCGCCTTGCGTCGATAGCTTGAACCGCCCGTAAAGCCACCCTCGTAGTAGCCAGCCTCCTGCGCCTGCTGCTGCTTTTTGATAGTGGCTATTTGTATCGCTCCTGCTGCTGCAGCGATGCCTGCGGCAATAGGCGCAAGTACCATATTCGCAGGGTAAGGCATACCGGTCATTGCAGAGCTGTAAGCACCAATAGCCGAAATAGCTGTCTGGGCAATAGCTTGGGCTATCTGCATTGCGGCTTGCTTTTTAGCATACTTTGTTTTTATTTTAGCTATTTCTTTCTCTTTCTTCTCTTCCAGTTTTTTGCGTTTGGCAGTGTTGTTGCCAGCAGCGTTTATAAGCTTCTCGTACTTCTTCTCTGTTATAGTAACCTCGTAGTCAGACTGCGCAGAGTAGTAAGACGACATTGCGCTCATAAGTGGCGAGATTGCGTCCATAGCAGCTTGCATCTTAGCGACCAAACCATTACACATGTTAGCTGTAGCTTCGCCCATAGCAGCCATAGCTTCTTCATGTGAGATAAGCCCCTCTTGTTCCATCGATTTAATGTTGGCAAGCGTTGACGCATAGATATCTATGTCGGATGTTATAAAAGCACCAACATTCACTCCATCATCATGTTTGTTAGACCATGATGCTTGCGCCTTGTTTGACGCTGTATTGTAAGCAGAGTGAGCATTACGTTTAAACTGTTCGTTTTTTGAGTCGTGTAAGCCCTGCTCTGCCTCTTGTTCAGCGTATCGCAGTTTAATCTGCTTCAGCATTTCCTGATACTCTTTCTCCTTCAGCAACCCTTTTTCATGCAGGAGGTCGAGACCCTTGAGCGTTATTCGCTCCTGCTCTTTGACATCCTTCGCAGCCCACTCCTCTTTGTATCGTTCAAGTAAATCGTTATAACGCTGTGTACGGTCAAGGTCTTGTTCTCGCTGACGTTGACTAATCTCCGCATCGATATCGAGCCACTCCTGCGAGTCCTTTTTATAAAGCGACTGACGTTTTTTGAGCATGTCAATATCATTATTATACATAGCCTCGGCAAGAGCGATATCGTCATGATAGAGATCATTGTTCATATCTTTTTTCTCATACATCATTTGTAGGTCTATTGCCTTGACGGCATGCTCACGCTGAATCTCATCCTCATCGTAGCGGAGTTTTTGTTGCTGATATTGCTGCTCAAGCTCTGTCTTTTTCTTCATCAGGGCTTGAGCTTCGTCAGCGTCCTTGCCATACAGCTTTATCTGCTCATCGAGACCCTGCTGCTTAATATCATATTGCTGACGCATAAAATCCTTATATGACAGATTTTCGTCAGCGTATCTGCGGTAGTTCTCGACAAGCTCAGCATCGGTGATGGCCTGTTGAGCCTTGACAGCAGCTTTAAGGTCTTTATTTTTCTGTGCCTCTTGACGCTTACGCTCTGCCTCTGCTTTACGAGCAGCCACCGCAGCCTTGCGAGCCTCCGCTTGCTCAGCTTTTCTCTCAGCTTCAGACTTGTAATCCTCGCTCGCTGTAGAGTTACTACCCTTGCCACCGGCAAGAGCCTCGTTAGCCTTGCGCACCTTTTGCAAGCTCTCGGCTTGCTGCTTTTGTACCTCTTGATATTTTTTGAGCCACTCATTTTGCTTGTTCTGCAGCTCCAGGATGTCAGCATCGTGGTTACGGCTGTAGTTGCGGACATAATCTCTGCTGTAGCCCTCACGCTCAATATACGTCTGTGTATTCCAACCATCTTTAAACCCTTTCAAGCCTCGCCTGAACTGACCGCCATCAAAACCTTGAGAGAGGGCGTTATAGCCCTTTTGTGTATAGTGAGCGATGTTATTGCCAAGAGCCTGAAACTGAGAGCGAAAGTTCTGTACCATACCACCCCACCAGCTATTAAAATACTCCTCGTCAACATCCTGCTTCTTTCGCTCAAGCTCCTCCACTTTTGAAAGATACACACGAGCCTTGGCTTGTGCGAGGATGGAGTCGGTGAGTTTATCAACAGCCTCACGAGCATTGTTAGACAGAGAGTTTTCGAGCGTGAGGTTATTGAGATACTCAGGGTATTGAGATTTTAGTTTTTTCAGCGCCTCGGTACGCACATCATCTGATGCAGACTTGTCTTGGACAAGTTTAACGAGACTTGAGAGCTCGGCAATCTCAGAACGACATTCAGTAGCAGCCTCTGCGTTAGCCTTATTAAGCTCACGTTGCGCCTCAATAGCCTTGTCAGTTTTAAGCGTAAAAGTAACAATAGCGGCAGTAACAGCCACCATCGCAGTAAGAGCTGCTGCGTAAGGATTAGCGAGTATAACCTTATTCCACAGCTCTTGGGCAGCAGCAGCTAATGTTATTTGCCTTGTGCAAGCTTGCACAGCGATATTATAAGCGGTCTGCGCAGATGTAGCCAGAGCTGTGTAAACAGCCTTCATCTTATCAACTGCCAAACTTTTGAGCTTAGCTATCTTGCTTGCAGTTTCAGCTATCTCAGCAGCCTTAGCTGCGAGAGTATAAGCAACGATACCGGACGTGAGCACTACGAGCACCTTCCAGTATTTGAGCGAAAAGTTAGTGATAACACTGAGACTCTTAACGAGCAAGCTGCCCGCGCTTATCGTGTACTTGACGACCGGCAGCAGGTTCTCACCGAGCTCAACGGTGAGTTCATGGAAGCGGTTTTTAGCCTTATCGACCTCACCTTGTATAGTCTCGTTTTGCACATCAAACTCCTCAAGAATTGACGTGGCTTTTTTATAAGCATCAGTCGCAATCTCCTGACGTTGTCTCAAATCGTCGACCTTATCTGCCATTGTTGTAAGCACCGACACTGCACGCTGTCCGTCAAGCCCCATATCGCCAAACATCCTACCAAGTTGGTCGAAACCACCCTTAGATTTAAGGTTGTCCATCAACGTGATGACAGCCTTATTCATGTCAGTCTTGACAAGCTCAGTAAACGTCTTGACATCAACGCCCGCCATCTTAGCAAATGTCTTCGTATCAGTAGCCATCTTTGTGAGGAGCTGAGAAAAAGCTGTCGCAGCCATCTCATCCTTCTGCATGTTCTCATCAAGGACGGCACCATAGCCCATTATTTGAGCTTGTGTCAAACCGACCTGCTTGCCTACGCCAGCAACACGAGCAGTAAACTCAACGAGGTAGCCAGCCGAGGCGGATGAGTTCTGCGCAAGCTCATTGATGGCCGAACCAGTCGCGAGCATAGCGCCACGCAGACCGAGTCGGTCATCCTCACCGAAAGCCATAGCAAGCTTGCCCACCTTATCGATTGCGCCATCGCCGAGATCATCGCCAAGGGCGACCTGAATTTTATCAGCGGCATCAACAAATTCTAATATCGAGTCTTTGGACGTAATGCCGAGACGGCCAGCAGACTCGGCGAGCTCGTTAAGCTGCTTACGCGGAGTACGGGTATCCATCTTTTTCAGTTCCTCGTTCATCTCTGTGACCTCCTCCATAGACTGCCCAGTATACTTGCGCACATTGTTCATTTCCTGGTCCATCTCGGTATATGCGTCTACACATTGTCGGATGGTACTTGACAACCCCGTTATAGCACCTATGCCTTGAGTTATAGCCCCCCAATTATCATTAAGAATTTTGACGGACTTGCCAAACAGCGATGTAGCAGTCTGCTGCTCACTATTCACTGCAGATATCTGAGCCTTGAGCGCCTTAGCCTTGTCATTGAGTACGTCGAAAGCCTCAGAGCCCTGCTTAGTGTCAGCAAGGCGCTCATTGACGATCTTCAGCGAAAACTCAAGGTCACGCAAGGACGAACCGCTGATATTTTTAAGCGTAGCATCTATAAGTTTATTTTCACGTGCGAGTTCAGAGGCTGAGCGTCTCGCAGCAGCTATCTCTTTATCGTATTTGTCAATGGACAGATTTGCCTCCTTTTGGTTAGAATGTATCTGCTGTATGCGTGTGTTTATTTTTTGCAGACTTTCTGAAGCTTTGTCGAAGGCATCTGTATTAGGCGACATGTCGTTTAATTCTTTCTGTAGAGTGGATGCAGCTGCAGTAAGATCGTTAAGCGACGCGCCATTAATATCGCCAAGAACTCGTTGCAGATTGACGGTAGCATGATTTAGTTCCTGCATCTCTTTCAGCGACTGCACGGTAGAATCTTTAAGAAAATCCATACGATCCTTACAGTGCTGTAGAATAACATTGAGCGCATTGTAATCATCGGGATTTGTCACTTGTTTCATCGCACGTCGCACCTCACGGGCTGCCTTTTCAATATCCCCCAACGATGCTGTGGAAATATTGTTGACCGTGTCTATTGTTTTTGCAACACTATTGCTGTAAGATTTAAGGCTTGCCTCGGCTGCCTTAATTTGCTTGTCGAACTTGTTAATGTCTTTAATCGACGTACCAGGGTCTTTGAGTGCCTCGGCTTTCTTCTGCTTTAGGTCATCGAGGGCTTTCTTTAGTGTTGCCATCTCATTCTTAGCTTGCTGCGCATTAAGACTGACGATGGTCTCGAAAGTTTGAGTTGTTGCCATAAAAAATGCTACTTTTGATTTGTAAACCAAAAGTAGCACAAATATAGTGTAGTAAAAATACATTCAGGTACCAGTCCCTAATTTGTAAGCATTAGTCGATACCCTTGAAAATTCAAGCATGTATCGCCGCACCTCGCTCAACCATTTGTCTATACGTACAACCTGCTCAGAATCCTCGCCAAAGCGTTTTACAGCCTTTTTGCGTAGACGGTACAGATATTCAAGGCGTTTCTCCATGCGTCGCATTTCTCTACTTGCAACACGTGTAAGCCACATTGTACGGCTTGTAAACGCAAGTGATTCCTTGGCGTCTTCGAGTTCTTGTTTAGCTTTTTCTGGATTTAAAGAATGCGAGACACCATTCTTCGCCTCCTTTATTATAAAGCAAAAGATTATTATCACGAATAAAATCCAAAAACTGTCGGGTAGTATTATCATATTGCAGACGATTTAATTGGTTATACCGCAAATATACGCAAAATATTTGAGACTGCAAAGTGTAGAGCCAAAATATTTTGGTATGCGCGGTGGAGCATCATCGTCGGCGATGTATCAGCCACAACAACAGCGACAGAACGACAAGCACCACCGCGCCGATAGTAAACTGCCCGACGTGCATCTGCGTGCGCTCCCACGTCGATAGCTTGCGCTCCACTGGTATGGGAAGACGTGTTGTGTCGGTCTGGAGCATTGCTTTATATATAGTGTCGGTCTTCACGCTTATGCGGTCACGCCATCGCCACACGCTCTTCTGGCTATACACTGTATCGCCACGAGTGTAGTGTTCAACATACACCGAGTCGTGCAGCCGAAAGGTGTCGGCACTCGTCCTCGCCTTATAGAGTGTATCAGTCTTAACGACCACTCGCTCTACAACCGCTGGCTGCGGTGTAGAGCATCCACACAATAGTGTCAGCATTACGCAGGCTAACAAAGCTAATGCGCCGGATAACAAACCTAATAGCGCACCGCACAATATTTCTAACAATTTATCTAATGTATTCATAATGTTATAAAAGGGTTATTAGTCGGTCTCCGCCCTGCCGTAATCTCTTGGCGGTTTGCGCTTCATACATCCGTTCACGGTACACTCATTCCACTGCAGCTCGTGCGTCTTCATTAGAAGCGTGTTCTTCTCGTCTTTGAGCTGACGGATGGTCGCACGCTGCTTGCCAATGTCGTCGTAGAGTGAGTCTATTTTGTTGTTGAGTCTTGTGCGCTCCTCCATGTGCTCCTCGTGTTCGTGGGTGTAGAGGTTGCGCCACTCCTGGGCGTAAGCGAGGGCGTTAGCGTCCTCCTCCTTTTGTGCTGCAGCTGCCTCTTTGCGCTTCCGCGAGTTGTAGTAGAGCAGCTGTCCGACGATGCCACCGCTAACAAGCAGTGAAAGTATCTGTAAAACCATATCCATCTGCACCTCCTTACTCTATTGTTATCCAAATCTGCTCGCCTCTCTCATCCGCAGCCTTCAGCATGGTGTACACTTTACGGAACGTTGCCGTTGAGTTAAGCACCTGACCGACCGCTTTATTTTCTCCGATGAGGATGCAGCCATCCGTATCCTTCGCCGTGTTGCCACAGTGTATCAGCACACCTTGATAGCCGGGCGTATTGCACAGCCTTGGCAGTCTGCCCTTGCAGAACTGATACTGCGCCCGACCTCCGAAGCGTGGCGATACCGTCTTCATATCTACGAGGTATCTGCCCGTCGGTATGGCGGTCTCGCCCTTAATCTTCACTCCGCATATCTGCGCCACACTCATCATCGAGGTCAGCCCTCTGTCTTTATCCTCGAGCGTGTCGCAGACATACTCGCCGTCGACGTACATCTTGCCTATTGTGTACGCCTCCTTTTTTGCTATTCGTCTTACTTTTACTTCCATATTTATCATTCTTAAAAATTAAGAGCCATAGTTGTTGCCATTCCAGACTACAGTGAAACTGTTGTGCCGCTTGGCTGCCGGATCGCCGAACTTGGTCATAACTTCACTGGTTAAAATAAGCCTATTACCAACACTAAGTTCAAAAGGAACAATGCTTGCGCTTTGATTTGTTGTACCGAATTTATTGATAGTACCACCCCCACGGACACTGATTGCAACATTTGAATTGTTCTTGATTATTAGTGTTTGCCCAACATATTGTAACGCTTCGTCACGCGTCACGCCATGAAGTTGATAGAGATTATCCTTGGGGTTGTAGAATGGCAATACAAGGTAAATATCCGTGGTTTTAAAATAATTTAGGAAATCGCCCTGAAACTCCACGAACGAACCCGAACTACTAAAGTCGAATAACACAACACTGAGAGAGGAAGACGGTATTCGGTATTGGTCTACGTTCTCTGGTGTAATAATTATCTTTTTCTTTTTGACAAAACCGCCAAACAGACCTGCGCCAACCTCTAACACACCTTTCTCGTTCACACGCGCCGTCACCTCGCCGCTGTTGTTGCGCACCTCGAATTTGTCCGCCGTTGCCGTTATCTTGCCGTTCTCGATGTCGAAGCCAGTGCGCAGTAGCTTGGCTACAATGCCACTGTCCTCGACATAGCCGTTTGCCGACTCTATCCAGTCGGTAGGCGTTGCTCCGACCTCCAACTTCGGCATTGTCACCCACGCCTTTCCGCCTTGTATACAACGGATGAGGACATAGTTAGGTATGCCAGTGCCATCCGAACGCCAGTGTACCCAATAACTCTTCCACTCGCTTGTGAGATTGAAGTGACGTCCGCCGTCGGCGTTGCTCGTTGTTGTATCGCGCTCGCTATCCTCGGCGAATATGCTTAGATTAGAGCCACTCCACATGTATGCGTCGATGCTGCCGGAACCTTTTGCCATAAAGGAGAGTATGTAGTCCTCATCTTTTTTGATGATGGTATTCACGCTCCATTGTGCCATCTCGACGTACCCGGACGCTCCGTACGCATATATAACGGAGCAGCCATTATTGTACGACTCATTAGTGACTACCGAGGCATCCAAGCGCATCAGATTGCCGGTTTTGGCGAACGTGCGCGTGTTGTCGAGAAGATTGCCACCAATGTAGTTGTAATCATAGGGCGAAGCACTCCAACACACAAAGTCCTCCGCTGTGCCCTCAATGAGTATAGGGTGGGCGATATACGCCTGTTGGCTTGCGGTGGAGCTGTCCATTTTCACGCAGCCGACAGAAATCCACTCATAAGACGCGTTCTTTGCAACGGTGAATGTGCGCTGGTATAAATGCCAACCTTCACTCGGAGTGACTGCATCTGCACCTAAAAAAGCACTACCATTTGGGCCTGTATAACCAGCAGGGTTAGTTTTGTCTGTGGCTGAACTTTTCCACTTTACTTCGGCTGCGAAACTCACACTAACAGACTTGGCTTTTGCCCAAAATGATATGGTGTACGTCTTGCCCTTCTCGACATGTATATTACCCAAGCCGGCACCGCCACTTTGCCATATGGGGCCAGCAACCTTCGCCTCGGGCAGGAATACTACATTAGCCCCTTCGTGTGACGATGTGCGGTATATTTTAGCTCGCAGGAAGTCAGGGCCTAAGCCTCGTTTGCGGAAAGCAGAGCCTGTAAGGAGGTTGCGTCGCTCGGCAAGAGTGTAGCCCACCTTCAGAGATATCTCGCGTGCCGACTGCAGAATCTCTGAAGAGTATTGTTCTAATGCGGAGCTTGTTTGCAGCGGCATACCGTCGACCTTATTCGTCAGTTCTGTGTACTTCGACTCCATCTTCTTCGCATCTGCCTTTAGTCCACCGAAGTACTTAGTATAGTCTAAGTGCCACGTCAGGCGCACGACGAACGTCTTGTCACCCACCACCACCGACACATCGACATAGCCATCGGTGTAGTACATAGTATTGCTACTGGCGTAGTATGTGCGTATGGAGTTGATACGAACCGATGTGCCAGACACACTTGCCGTGCAGTTAACAGGCGTTTTGATAGTAATAGAACTTGCGCTCACGATGGCACCACCCTTACGGCACACTACTGTAGCATAACCATAGGTGTTGATGCCGCCCGATGTTGTGCCGGACGGTACTCCGTCATCAGAAGTAGAGATGGTGATAGGTGCACCTTGTAGCTCAACAGTATAAGCATCAGTGCCAGCTGTTCCCTTATCACCTTTGTCACCCTTATCACCTTTGTCGCCCTTGTCGCCATCTTTCACAGCCACAATGGTTATTTGTCCCCTTGCTATTACTGTTGCCATACCTTTAAGTTTAGAAAATAGGGTGAGGTGCCCTATTTAGACACCTCACAAGTAAATGTACCTCTCACGGAAACATCAGCGGCCGACACCGTGACATACGGCTTTGTTGACTCATTCACTGGACTTGATGTGCCGCTCCAGTTTGTTGCTACGCCGTTCGAGTTGTACTTAGTCCACTTATACTGATATTTGCAGGCGTGAGCGCTGTCAGCCTTAACAGCTGCGCCGTCTTCGACCACCTGACCATCTTTCCACAGGCGTGCGAATAGCTCTGTAGATTGAGCACCATTGACAATTTTGTCACCGGTGGGCGAATAAACCTCTGCGACGTAGGGGTCGCTGGCATCGAAAAACGTGATGATTGCGTTAGCGGTATCAGTACCATCTTTCACCGTGCAGCGGAATGTCTGGAAGTTCAGCACATCGTCGGCATTCACATTCAGCGTGCTCACACCACCCGATGTGGTGACGTTGCCAGCAGCTACTGCACCCCAGGTGCCAGCACTAATATTGAGCACCTCCCACGTCATGCTTGTCATTGTAGTGTCCTGCACAGAGCCGCGGAAGAATTTAGCCACAGCACGCAATGGCTTGGAGCTGTTGGTAGAGTCGAAGGTGTTGCCGTCAGGAGTCTCTATCTGCACCGTCTGTAAAGCACCACCCGACTTTGCCAAGCTGATAGTCAGATAGCCTCTGCACTCCGTGGTAGCTTTAGTCTCGGGGTCGGTATATGTACATGCCCACTCGATATTCTTCACGCTGCCATTCTTCGCAATGTTGCTGACGATGTTGAGCTGATACGACTTGCCGCTCACTGGTGTTGCTGCCGCGCCATCTACAGTCCACTTCCATTTGGTACAAGCTGCTGTTGGAGCTTGGTCGGTAGAGCTACCCGTCACATACACACGAGCTGTGATGACGTTAGGTGCACTCGTTGTGTAACTCGGAGCGTACACACCGGTATCAGGCGTGAAAATCTGAGTCTGACCCTGCGAAGCTTGCGTGAAACACTGAACGGCTTTGCCGTCGTTAAGGTCAACAATCGTGATTTGACCATTCGCTAATACTTTTGCCATAATTTCTTGTTTGTTTAAATTAATAATATCTATATAAATCGTTAAAAATGAAATCTAAATTAAAACCTCACACTCAAACTGCGCCTGCCTTACGACATCATCACTACTCACAACGCAGACTCTACCGATACCCTCATGCAGAGTATTCCACGTTGCATCATCTGCCGTATCTGCCGATTGTCTTCGCCACGACCACGCGCTGTCGCTTATGGTGTCGCTTATGTCCTCGCCGTTGCGTAACAGTTTAGCTTCGAGAGTCAACTGCCCGGTGCCGTTAATCATCACCGTGCCCGAACTACTCGTTATCACTATTTGGTACGCCAAGCCATCCTCGCCTGGATCTCCCTTCTCGCCCTTCTCACCTTCGATTTGCTTCAGCCAGTCCGCCGAGCCGTTTACCGGCTCAGCTGCAGTACCGTTCTCGTTAGTGCAGAGCCACACAGCGTTGTTGTGGTTCACCTGGTCGTAATAGTCGTAAGTAATGCCACGCTGCCATTCGCCGCGGTAGTTCACCATGTGCACAGTCTGGCCAGATGACGATATCCACTCGAACGACGTAGATGTTATGCGCGAGCCATTCGGCGACAGACAGAACACCTCTCTGCCATCATGCGTGTAGCTATTGACACCCTTGTAAGCAACGATGCGTGGCGTGTCAGGTCCAGTAGTCTCTAACATAAGCACCCCTTGACGACCTATCTTTGCAGGGTCTTGGCAGCCGTCAAGCACAATGGTATCTCCTGCAGTTGGCTCATCGCTACCCTCCGCGCAGTTACCTTTGGCGAGCACGATCCAATTAAACAACTTGCCATCATAGAGCACATCACCCATACCATTAGTCACCACTTCAGCCTCGGTGCTCACCTCTGTTACAATGCGCCAGTAGAGGTGGTTCTGTTTGCCCTCGTACACACCAGGCTTAATGTCGAAAGTCTGGCAGCGTGCTTGGTCGCCAATCTTCCAATAGTTCTGAGTAGCCGTTGTGCCGTCGTCTGCGAGCAAGAAACACTTCCACCCGGTGAGGTTGCGTTGAAGGTCATATATTTCTTGCACAGCCACAATCTTGCTACCAGCACCACTGAGGTAGATATTGCCACCGACGTATGAGAGCTTGCGCACCTCCAGCTCGTTGAAAATGGCTTTACCCCACACCATAAGGTCAGTGATGTCAAGGCGATACTTGCCGTCGCCACGGTCTACCAAGCCGAAGCCCGACTGCGATTCGGTGCTGTAAAGCATCGATGTGAGCTTGCTCAGTACAGCTGAGCCATCTTGAGCTATGCCGTGTGTACCAGAACCTACAGATAGTCCGCGCAAGAAGCGTATATGCCCCTCTGCCTTGTCGTCAATGTCGCGTCGCAGAAAACGGCTTAGGTCCAGCTTCTGCTCAACGACCTGCAACAGCCCCAGCAGCGCATTGCCGATGCGTTGTGCGGTGTTAGCATGAGTAGCACGCTCGTCGCGTATCTGCTCCAAGTCTTTGCGTAGGCTATCGTTATTTGTTGACATATTACTCTGATGTTATTTTTATGATACAAAGATAAGGCGATGGAGGCGAGAATAAAAAAACGAGAAACGAACACTACAGCTGCGCCACCGCGCGGTCGATGGTGCTTGAACCACCAGTGAAGAGCTGACGTAGGAATGATGACACGAGACCATTGTATGTAGTGCCGTAGTAAGCAGCCTCGAACTCATTGAGACGGTGTAGCGAATACATGTACTTCTTTGAGAACCAGTCGCGTTTCTGCCGATGGTGTGGGTTCGACTTCCAGTCCTTCAGGAATGTCAGGTCGCCACCGTTGTTGTGGCGGTAGCCGTTGCCGACACCACGCGCCACATAGATGCCATACTCCAAAAAACGGTGCTCTATCGATGTCACCGGGCCTGGATGTATGACACCCTGCACGGAGCGCGACAAAGCACCGGTATCGTAAACTGGTGGCGCGAACTGCATCATACGCTCGCGCCACATCTTAACCATAAACTCGCTCCAACCCTCAAGCCACTTCTGGTGCTCGGCATCGGTCATGTTCGGTTTAAGTCCAGTCTGACTGCTCATAGCTAATGTCTATAGGTTGTTCGTTCTGCACCATGAAGTAGAGTCCCGTCACGCCATTCATGGCGTAGCGACCGAGCTCGGTAGAGTAGATGTTGTTCAGTTGCAAGTATGTCAGACGCTCGTCGCCGAGTCCGTCGCGATCGTGCAGCAGTCGGGAATGAAACTGTCGGAACAACTGGCGGCAGAGGTTCAACTTCTGCTCGCGCTCCGCCATGTCGTCGTAGCGGTAGTGGGCTACGATGAAGACGGTGTACACATCGCGTCGGAAATAGCCCACACCGTTGCTGAAGGTCTGCTGCGATGTGGTGTCGTCGACCATGATGAAGTTCTTGTACTTGCGGAACGAGTCCATAACACCTTGTATCGAGTCGGGACCAGAGCAAAGACACGGGTGGAAGTCATGCTCGGTGGCGAGGCGGTTGCTCTTCGCGAGTTGAGAGAAGTAGTCGAGAGCCGGAAATAAGTCTTTCATATATCACGTGTATTAACTTGTTAGCTTAGGATATTTGCGTTTGAACTCCTCTGCCTCACGCGCTTTGGCTTCGAGCTCAGTAAGAGCACGCCAGCAGTCTGTCTGCTTTACAAGTGTCTCCTTTGTCACGTCGCCGTCGGTGAGAGCACGCAGCTGCACATTGAACGACTGCAGCATCGATAGCTCGGATATGTCGTCGTCGCTCTCCGTTCTGCGGAAGAAGTGTGGGAAGGCGTGCGACATGACGACTTTCACGTGCGCAAACCATGCGAGCGTGGCAAGGCGCTCCGCAGGTGTCAGTGTCAGTTCTGCTGGTCGCGAGAAGTCGGGACTGCGATAGAGGAAAGAGGCGAGCACATCGATAGCGTCATCATTGCCCGTAGAGTGAAAGCGTTGGTAGTACTTCTCCATGCAGAGGTACTCCTCGAAGGTTATGATGCGATGGTGCTCGGTGTCCTCCTGCAGCAATGGATGAACAGCTTCAAGACCCTGAACAACATCCAACCTATTGTCCATTGTCTCTATGCTGTCCACCCATGCCAGCTGCTCCAGGAACGAGCGTATCTGCCATAGCTGCAGATAGAACACTCGTTTGCGCTTCTCACCCTCGGGCTGGTAGACACACTGCCATCCGAAGCGGTTCTTCTTGATGACGTTGATACCAGTGAAGCGCACGAACATATATGTCTTCACCATCACCTTGTCGGCGAAGGTGGAAAGCAGAAAGAAGGTGTAGCGCAGCTGCTCTTGTGTCAGCTCGCTCCACGACTTGGGGCATGTGAGTTCTATTTTATCCATTGAAGAGAAATGCTGAAGATTCTTTTTTGTTGCTGAACGTCAGCATGTGTGCAGAGCTGTACGCCGTAGTAGTGGGGTAAATGCAGAATGTCTCCGGACAGCCCTCGACCAAACGCTCCATGCGTCGGAAGAGAGCGGAGTGCAGTGCTCCGTCACCATCGGCAGCCCAGAGGTCGACGAAGTCGCGCGCCAGCTGAACGAACCCTCCGTACTCTGCCATGTCCTTTTTGTCTTTGCATCGATAAGCCTTCAGCACATCGTCTATCTGCTCGTCGGAGAAGCGCACGCGCAGCTGCTCCTCAGCTTCGCTGATAGCCACTTGCATAGCCTCCCAGTCCTTGTACGACCGGCTTGGGATGCCTTGTGCAAAGAAGAAGTAGTGCTCCGTGTATATGTGGCGCACGAAGTTCTGCGCCTGCTCTGTCACACCCCACTCCTCAGAGCGCAGCTGCTGTACCACCATAGCACGCGCACGGCACTGTGCAGTGCGCAGCTGGGCCTCAAGGGCATCAACACGCTGCTTCGAAGCCGGCGATATAGTGTCGTTCGACACTATGCCGAAGCCTGTAGAAGTGAGCACGAGGTCGAGCTGTCTGAGCACCGAGAGGAAGGCATCTACGCACACCAACATCTTAAAGTAGTACTTTAACGGTTCGCTCTCGTCGGTCGACTCAACTCGCTGAGCACCAGGCTCGCCGAGCAGCATGTCGTAGTAATTGTTGAGTGCTGCTTCTATGGCAGGGTACACTGCCTCGAATACCTCGTCGTGTGCTGATGCGCCCACTGGCAGTGAGCGTTCAAAATCTTCTTTTAATATTGCTATCATATTGAATTTTGAGTTTTGAATTTTGAGTTTTGATTGCTATTGCCAGTCACCATCTTCGCATCTCGCTTCTCGTCGAGCGTAGTCAGCACGATCATCGGTACGTCAACAGTGGCTTTTTCATGCCACTTGTTGTAGTGGAGTATCACGTGATACGGCTTGCACATCACGTCGTGGCAAGGCTTCTCGATAGCCTGCTTCAGCGTAAATAGTTCGCGCTTGTCGGAGCCCGAGTTGTTCATCTGGCTCTTGCCGGGCGTAGCACCCACCAGGTTCGGGTGAATGCCGAAGGCGAAGCACAGAGCGTTCGAGGCCTCCGACATATCGTCGCTCCAGTTGCCACCCTCCTTCTTCGAGGCATCGTTGAGCGGTACGATGCGCACCATGCGGTTCTCCTTGCCGTTGGGGTCTACGTAGTAGCCGCTGATCATCGCCTTGCCGGCGTTCTCGATGCCCGTCACGAAGTCGATGATGTTCTGCTTCTCCTGCTCCTTGCGCTCTCGGCGCTTCTGCTCGTCAGAGATCATCTCGTTGTCGCACACGTTATCCCAGTAGTCGTCGTGCACCTCAATCTGCACCCTTGGAGCCGACGTGTTCTTTATCATGTAGCGTTTGCCGATGCCTATCAGACGATAGATGTCAAACCACGTGTCGCGGAATATCGACGAGTAGTAAGGCACGGGGTATGTCTGCGTGCCCGGCGTTGCCATGCGGCTCACGATGGCGAATTTGCGGTCTTTTGTAGGCTTGCGTCGCAGACCCGTCTGCGGGTCGGGCTCAGCACCCATGCGCACCAGGAGGTCTCCTAATGGGTCCCAGTAGTCGAGTAGAGGAATTGCCTCTATCTTCGACTCGTCGAGGAAGCCCAAGCGCCAGTCGCCATAGAACACGTGCTCCGGCTTGCCACTATGGGTGCTCGATGCAGCTTCGAAGCGACAGTAGGAGGCATCCTTGTTGCGCACCGTCACAATACGCTCGCCGTCGCGCGAGAGTATGACCACCGTCACCGAGAACGAGTAGAACTTCATATCCGTAGCCTGCTCAAGGAATACCTCCTGGAGTGAGTTGCGTAGGCAAAACTGCAGTATGTCAGGATCGGAGACATCTTGCTTTGTCTTGCGGTCGACGAAGCGCACGCCCTGACCATAGCATGACACGATATTGAACTGCTGGCACTGCGCCGTAATCATGTTGGACATTATCTCGTGGCGCAGACGATAAGGCAGCTGGTCGTCGTAGCCCCACTGCACGTACTTATACTGCTTGCCGCCGACGGTGATTGGACGCACGAGATTACTGCCAGGCAATCGATCATCGTCGAAGATGGTGTTCGAGTCGGAGCCATACTCGGAAGTCACGGAGTTGCTCTGCCCCGCCGAACCTATGCCCGACGGAGCTATGCGATAGCGGCGGAAGCCTTCGGCATCAGGCTGCGCCGATGTTGGCAGAAGAGTGTTGCTATTGGTCATAAGTAAACACGTTTGTTATTGATTTGTATGATAAAAATCTGTGGCAATGCACGTATGGCACGGTTGCGAGGGTTGCGCAGGCGCACATAGCCACCTCGCCAGTTGACGTGGTGCACAAGCCAGCCCTTGTAGTGCAGCATCTCGCCGGTGCCACCCTCCCACGCATGGATGTCGACGAGTGAGCGGTGCTGATAAGCCTGATCGAGCAGGCGCAGCATGTCAGCAAAGTGTATAGCACCCATCACTCAAAGGTATTGTCGAAGGTGTTGTCAAAGATGCGTCCGGAGCGCAGCGTGTCGAACACGTTGTGGTTGCGCTGAGCATACTGGTAGCTGAATGTGAAGCGTGGCATCGACTCGTCGTTGTTGTTGTACTCCGACTTTGAGTCGGTGACAATGACCTCTTTGCCTACATTTGGGTGTCCGTCCTTGAAGTTCACCACATGTATGCTCTTAGATCGGAAGAGCTCGTCAGCCCAATTCGCCATTGCGAACGTGAGGAAGCCCGTGTCAGCCTTGAAGGTGCGTGTCTCGGCTATCTCGTAGTTGCGGTTATACTTGCCGATGTAGCCCTGGCTACGCTTATAGGTAGGTGCCACGGTGTGTGTACCCGTGCAGTAGAGCAGCTCGTCGCAACCGAAAGAGTTCTCGAAAACCAGGATGGGAGCGCAGTCAGGTTCGTCTAAATCGATAGAGAACCGGAACTTGCGCTGCCCAGCCTGGACCCAAAAACCTAATAAACAACTATCAGTATCGCTAACGAATTGGCTCGGAGTAACATCAATCGTAGTATAGCGACTATTGCCACCAACGGGCAAGAGTTTGAAGGTCTTTGTCGTACCATCGTCGTATTCGGCGACGACAGAGGCACTGTCCGTACCGATGTAGTGCAGATACTCCAAGCGGTTCAGAGCTGTGTGCTTCTCGCCGTCTAACATCGTGAGAAAATGCGTGTTGATGAAGTCGGTAGCAGGAGTGTTGATATCTGCCTCGCAGTATATTATCTTCGACGAGATGGTGGCAGTACCGCCATCATCTTCACGAACGTCGTCATCTTCTTCAATCTTGATGGTGAGGTTGATGCTCAAGTTCTGGCGAGCATACGGAGTGAGCAGGCGGTCGAGCTCTGCGAGTGTTATCTTGCCGTCGATTGGGAAGAAACGTTCTGAGAATATCTCCTTGCCGTCGATGGTAATGGTGACGGTGGTGCCTATTCGGCTGGCGTCGTCGATGTCGCCACTGGAGGGAGTGAACGAATATATCACGTCGGGGATGCACGACGAGAAACATGTTGCGGGTAGCGACTGAAGAAGAGTGATCATATTACTTGTTTTTTGTATTCCGATAGCAAAGATACCACAAACCGCTCGCACGTAAGAATACAAAAAGGCGGCGCACCCTATTCACATAGAATGCGCCGCAAGCGAAAAATGTAAAAAAATGTTTTTTATCTTATGGCTCTATTTTATAGCATGTAGTGCATATCGCGCCAGAGCTCCCACCGTAGCGTACCGTCCTCAGCGGTCTTCAGTTCGTAGCCTTCGCCCTGCAGGTATAGCACTATATCCATTGGGCGTATTGGCATGATGCTGTGCAGCTCGTCGGCTATCTCCTCCGTTGTCTTATACTCCGCCGTGTACTCCTCGCCAAGCTGAGATTTGCCAGGCTCCGGTGATCGCGAAGCAAGGTAAGCATCCATAACGGTAATGATAGCTTCAGCGCGGCGTACTTCGTTCTCGTCTCTATCTGTTCTGTTTGTTGTCTCCATAACATTCTCCTTTCTGCTTATTGTGCTTTTAAAACTTCGTTTAGCTGTCGGCGCAGTTCGTTAAGGTTGCGCATAAGGTCGGCGACATCGACAAGCTTTACCGTGTCGCTAATCTCCGCCGTCTCCTCGAGCAGGAGGTCGATGGTGTCGCGGAGCAGATCTATCTTGTTCGCTAAGTTCTCCTTGTCGAGCAATACTCGTACGGGAGTACAATCTATTGTTATCATGCTGCGCCTCCTTTCTCTACTCTTTCGACAAGTGCATCAATAGCCTTGCAAGCACATTCGATTTCTGTCAGCTTCTTTCTGTATGTGCAAAGTCTCGCGCGACGGCGGTAGCTGAAGTGCGGTATGAGCTTCATTTCCTTCAGCGTAGCTTCCACTCTCATGCCGATAGCGTAGCGCAGCTTTTTCATGGTCTCGCGGTGCATCTTGTGCAGACCGTGCATAGTCTTGAAACGTGTCATGCTTCGCCTCCTTTCTCCTCCTGGTTTAACTTGTAGACGTTGTAGCCCGAGAGGACTACACAGCAGAGGGCGGCGAGGAAGCTGCTCTCTGCGCTGATGGCGCCAACGCCGAGCGCTATGAGCGCAGCGTGGACGCGCAGAACCTCGCGGCGTGTCACCTCGAACTCGCAGATTTTGGTGTAAAACTTGCTCTTTCCGTTGAGCCACGCCTTAACGGAGGCGGTGCTGATGCTAAACGGGCGCAGTTGAGCGGTGCGCTGGATAGATGCAGATGTTTGCATAATATAAGAGTTCTAGCCTTTTTGCCCGAATCCGTCGGGTACGGTTTGACGTAGGGGTACGAAAAAAGCGGCTCGCACTTCCTCGTCTGCTAGAACTCTTATGCTTTTCCGCCACAAAGGGCAATAAAAACACGTGGAAGGCGAACCGCCGTATTCTGTCTGCATCTCCACACTATGCGGAGTGCTCCGCATAAGAATTCTAGCGATGGCAAAGGTAGAGATAAAAATCTGAACGTGCAAGGAATTTGCGAGGAATTTTTGAGGAATTGCGAGGAAAACACTCCAATTTGGCGAGAATTGGAGAGAAATGGAAATAAAAAGCCCTCGATGCGTCACGCACCGAGGGCTCCAATAAGCTCTTTAATATAATGAATGCTGCGAAATTAGAAACTTGCAGCGATCATGGTGCCGCATGGTCGGGCGGCGGTGTTGAATTTATTAAACAGTGACCATTTCAATATCCTTGGCAAGTCGGCGCAGACCCGACTTTATTTTCTTCACCTGCTGAGGGCGCGGCTTCGACAAGCCGCTCGCATAGTGTGAGAGCTGCTTCTGGTTGATGCCCGTTATTGACTGAAGAGCGGCAAACGAGAATATGCCACGATAGTAGTCGAGCAACGTAGCTACATCAAAATCGTAGACGAGCCGATACTCACCGTCAAACACCTCCGGGTATACATCACCGTCTTTACGTCTGCCTTCGAGCCAGAAGTCAACACTCTCCTGGACATACTCCTTAAAGCCCTCAAGGTCGCCATCGTAGGCAACAACCCAACCCGGCAGTAAGTCGCAAGCACAACAGTAGCCGTCAGCAGTACGGGCAGCTTTAATCACAACATCGTTCATAAGTAACTGTTCAAAATTAATTTTATAAATATGAATAATTCACGAATAAGTTCGTACCCACAGATGCCAAGGCCCTGTTCGTACAATAGAAAAGTGAGTCCGTAGTCTCGTAATCTATCGGTCTTATCCATTTACC